TGCGCAGAGTAGGACCAGCATGACCGCAACCCAAATTAAAAAAGTCGTTTGAAATTTTTCAATCGACTTTTTTCTTTTATTTGAAAATTTAAAAAAAATATGATATAATTTTTATAGAAAAATAAATAAAAAGGAAATAATTAAATGATACTTAATAAAAATCATCCAAATTTTGAATTTAATGATAATTATTTTCAATATCTTATAGATAACAATATTACATTTGATAGAGAGGATATTCGAGAATTTATTGATTGTTATTGTTATTTTGTAAAAAGAGCAGAGTTTTGTGATAGGTGGACTCGACATATTACTACAATTTGTAAATTGAATGAACGCTATTATGCTGTAGAATGGGATGCAGGTCTTACTGATTATGGAGAAGACTATTATGATGAACAGCCTTATGAAGTTTTTCCAGAAGAAGAGAAACAAGTATTTATTGTAAATAAATGGAAAAATAAAGATGGCAATACCATTTGTGAATTTTATACAAAGGAAAAAAATGAATAATTTAGATAGACTTATAGCAGCAATTCAATGTCCTGAATGGAAATAGCAAATATGTAAATCATGCCCTTATGATTATCAAATTAAATTAATTGATGAAGAAGATAGGCCTCGTCATAGCTACTATGATTGTAATAGAGTAAAAATGTTAGATGATGCTTTATATTATTTAGAAGAATTAAAAAGGAAAATATGAATGAAAGATTTAAATACTGTAATTGCAGCATATGAATGTTGGAATGGTCAATACGAGCATGGGAAATGCGATCATTGTCCATATGAATATTCATATTTAGATGAACATGGGGATGGTCGTCCTTTTTATACTTGCGATGAAGAGCAATGGGAAAAAGATGCTTATGCTTGGTTAAAAATTTATCAATATCTTATTCAGCAAGGAGATATTAAATGAAATATATAATTGCTGGTGGGCGCGATTTTAATAATCGAAATATTTTATACGCTATTATGAATAATATAAAAAAGTATGGCCCTTCCGTCGGCAAATCAATTACTGAAATTATAACAGGAGATGCGCGAGGGGCAGACTCATTAGGCGCTGAATGGGCTAATGTAAATGGAATTTCATTAATTCATTTTCCGGCGAAATGGGAAATATACGGTAAATCTGCTGGTTTTATTCGTAATACTGACATGGGGGCATATGCTGATGCTGCTATTATTTTTTGGGATGGAGAAAGTAAAGGCACTAAACATATGATTCAAACAATGAAAAAACTTGGAAAACCATATAGTGTATTTAACTATAAAGGAGAATTAATTGAATCTAATGGAATTTGAAAATTTTATTATGCCTTGTGGTTTCGCTTTTTTGGCTGGCTTCTGTTTCGGTAGTTGTTTTCGTAAAGATGACTATAGTTTTACTATGTTTTTTCCAGGAATGTTTGCTTTTTTTGGAATGATTATAGAAATAATAAAATGAATAAATATGTAAAAGAAATTTTAATGTATGAATCAATAAATAAAAATGAACCATTTGATTTAACGTTAATTCCAGAAAATGTTCGTGAATATGTTATTTGGATGTTAAGAAAAGAATATATAAAAAAAATATATGAAAGGAATGATACTAATGATAATTCATAACCAGCATTTTAAACACTATCTGGTGCGAGGGGATTGCCATGGGAATTTTGATTGGATGACTAATGGTAGTCTTAATAATTACATTCCTAATGAAACAGCGATTATTGTTCTAGGTGATGCTGGATTTAACTTCTATCTTAATAATACAGAAGCTAGGCATAACAAAGAAATTAATGATCGAGGATATACTTTTTATGTAGTTCGTGGGAATCACGAAGCGCGTCCGCAGGACGTTAAAAATATGGATATGATTTATGATGAAAATGTAAATGGAGTTATTTATTTCAATCCAGAAATTCCTAATATTCGTTATTTTATAGACTATAGTGATTACTATATTAATGGTTATAAAATTTTTGTAATTGGCGGTGCATATTCTGTTGATAAATGGTATCGGTTAAGTCGCTTAAATATGACTCCAGAAACTAATATTCCCACTAAGTCTGGTTGGTTTAATAATGAACAACTTACCAAAGAGGAAATGGAAAAAGCAGAATGGGAAATGTTTAGACTCAATGATGATTTTGATTTTATTTTTTCTCATACTTGTCCTCTTAGATTTGAGCCAATTGATTTATTTCTCAATTTTGTTGACCAATCCACAGTAGATCAAAGTATGGAAAAATGGATGGACAGAGTTTATAATAGAATATGCCGCAAGGGGAAACCTATCTGGTGTTTTGGACATTTTCATCGTGACCGTATTGAAGCTCCACGAGTAGAAATGTATTATAATGATTTAGAAGATTTAAATACTATTTATGAACGTTGGAAGAAATATGATGAAACTGGTGAATTAGATTGGTATCTTACAAAAAGTCCATTTTTTGAGGAGCGTGCGCAATTATGTTCGGAATGATTTTATCTATTTTTATTGCTTTCTTTTTAGCTTATGTAACTTTTTTTATCTTTTTCAATGAACATATTAACGGGTATACCCGTATAGGAATTTCATTCTGTTTACTTGGATTAACTATTTTTTATATTATAAAATGGATGCCTACTTTTTGGGGGTAAAAAATGACAATTTTAAATACTACTACTGTTGATATTATAACTGGAAAAGCAAATTATTTTTCTTGGTCTGTTGGATGTTGGATTGGAATTATTCTTACAATAGCTTGCGTAATTGGTTTTGCTATATGTGTAATAGATGCAATTAAAGAAAAAGATATAACTTATATTCTTTTTGGAATTTTAGCTCTTTGTATAGGAGCAGTGATTCTTTTTGGAGCAGTGTTACCGCATAATGTTACAACAGCTATTAACCAATATGAAGTTACTGTAAATAAAGATATTACTTTTCAAGAAATTATAAATAAATATGATTTTATTGAACAACGTGGAGATATATATGTTTTGAGAGAAAAACTTCCAGAAGAAAAGGTAGAATTAAAAAATGATAAATAATGATCTTATTTTATTAAACACTAAAGAAGCATTAGAACATGTAAAAATTGATTGGTATTTCGCTGGTGGGCTTGGTTCTTGGATAGCTGTTATTATTGCGGCTATACTTGTTATGATAGGCGTAATTAGTATTATTTATGGAATTAAAGAATATGATGAAGGAGCAGTCGCATTTGGAATAGTTATTATTGGAATAGCTATTCTTATCACAGTATTTACATTGGGACATGAAGTAAATAAAGCATATCCGCAATATCAAGTAACAATTACTGAAAAGACTAATATGAAAGAATTTTATGAAAAATATGATATTGTAAATCAAGATGGATTAATATTTACTATTAGGGATAAAGATTATAAGGAGCGAAACTATGAGTAATATTCCTGGTGTTACTATATTAAATCAGGCTTCTGAATTTATCAAAGTCCCTGTTGGAGAGTGGCAATGGAATATAGGAAGTATTTTTTCTATAATTTTATCAGTACTAATAATAATAAGTGCTACAATATTATGCACTTATTTTACTATACGAAAAAATAGTGTTGAATTATTTGTTTTAACTTTATTTGTTAGTTGTCTATTGACAGCAGGAGCAGCAAAACTCTTAATAAATAATGCTTATGAATGGCAAGAAAAAGAAATCATTATATATACAGTTACATTAGACGAAACCACTCCATTTTTGAGTCTACAAGATTATGAATTAATAAAAGAAGAAAATGGGTCTTATTTTTTTAAAACTATAAAATAAAAGAATAATAAATTTTTTATTTGAAAATTTTAAAAAAATATTATATAATATATATGTAAAATAAAGAAAGGAATGATTTCCTTAATTAGTAATGATTAATAATGAAAAAATGTATTGTGAAAAATGTAATAGAACAATGAATGTTGATTAGTTTTATTATTCAAACAATACAGAAAAATATCCATAGAAATATCTACATTAGTGTAAAAAATGTATTACAATGCATGTAGATAATTGGAACCCAGATACTTATCTTTGGATTTTACAAGAAGTTGATGTTCCATATATTCCAGAAGAATGGAATAATTTATTAACTTCATATGGTAAAGATAGAAGTAAAGTAACGGGAACTACAATTATTGGAAGATATCTCTCTAAAATGAAATTTAAACAATTGAAAGGATACCGCTGGAAAGATACAAAAAGATATATGAATAATTGGGAAACTAATTATAGTGATTGGTTTGTTAAAGACAATAAATGGGGTTGGAAAGATGAATTTCTTGTAGATGAAGTTAAACAAAATATATTAGATGATAAATGGCTTACGTATAAATCTTATTTAACAGGTGAACCTATTTATAATAGCAATGACAATAAAATAAAAAAAGATAATAATAAAAAGGAGAATAAAAATAATATGAATGATTTTGGTTTTGGTAAAGTTTTTGGAAAAATGTTTAGCCCTGTTGCCCCTGGGTATGCTAAAATGGGCGTAAATGGTGAAGTGGCAATTCGTGTTGGCAATACATATAAGACTTATAATTTTAATACAGGTAAGCTTGTTGACTGCGATAATTTTGCTTTTGATATGGATGGTATGTTTTGGGTTGTTCCTACTTTTAAGGTAGAGTGTGGCGATATCATTATGGTAAATGGAAAGCCTCGTTATGTTATTGAGGTAAAGGAAAAGACTATTAAGACTTTCTCTTATGAAAATTCTACTATTGATGAAATCGTTCCTGAATATCACGTTTTTATGGGAAAGACTTATTGTTATGGTAAGATTTTTAGTCCTTTTATGAATATGGATAAGTCTGATAATATGATGTCTAATATGATGCAGATGGCAATGATGAGTCAGATGTTTAATGGTAACAGTTCCAATAGTAATGGATTTATGGGAATGAATCCTATGATGATGATGTTTATGATGAACAATAAAGGTAGCAATATGTTTGAGGACATGTTTGCTGGAGCATTTAATTTTGGGGAGGACGAATCTAAAATTGCGAATAAGGAGGATAAGTAAAGATGGGTGGAGGCAGTTGGACTAGGTCAGCATATGACACTTATACTAAAATTACAAAGGGTATGAGTGCGGCTGATTATGCTAATGCGCGTCTTTCGACGCAAGAAGTTTTTAAAGCTCATAGACTTTCAGATACTTTAAATCCTTATAATATTACTAGGGCTTGTCATGACAGTGATGAACATCCTAACACCCTTCCAGTTATTTTAGCTCTTGATGTTACTGGTTCTATGGGTTCTGCGGCTCGTACTGTTAATCAGAAGTTAAATGAAATTATGACTAAAATTTATGAAAATCCCGATATGCCCGATGTAGAGTTCTGTGTAATGGGTATTGGTGATTTGGCTTGGGATGATGCTCCTATTCAAATGTCACAGTTTGAAAGTGATATTCGTATCGCAGAGCAGAATGACCAGATTTATTTCGAAGCAGGTGGTGGCGGTAATCACTATGAAAGTTATACTGCTGCTTGGTATATGGGTTCCCGCCATTGCGACCTTCATTGCTGGGGCAGGGGCAAGAAAGGCATTATCATTACTCTTGGTGATGAATTGCCTAATCCATATCTTCCAAAGGAAAGTCTTAATAAAGTAACTGGAGACCATTTACAGGCCGATGTAGAGACTCCAGAACTTTATAATGAAGTAATTCAGAAATTTAATGTATATCATATTGCTGTTAATGATAGTAATAGTTCTTATAGATATTACAAAGAAGATGGCATTGACCAGAAATGGGAAGGATTACTTGGAGATAATTATAGTGTAGAAACTATTAATAGTCTTCCTTTAAGAATTACTCAAATTATTGAAGAGAATATTGGCAATAATAATATTGTTAATAATAATGAAATTAGTTGGTAATAAATAAATAAATGCGCTTGCCAAAAAAATTACAATTATTTGTTAAAAAATTGGTAAGTGCATTTATTTATTTTTTTATTTGAAAAAATATAAAAAATATATTATAATATATATAAGAAAAATAAAAAAGGAGATTTCTCATTATGTGGTATGGGTATCGTCTTAACGATCAACAAGATTGGATTAAAATGAAAGAATTTAATAGCCTTGAAGAGTATAACGAATATATCGTAAAACATCGTGTATCTACTTCAATGTGCTCTAATAAAGAAATTGACCTTAGAGGAAAGGCATATAGCGAAAGATGGGACAGTCAAAAACCTTAATATAGATAGCTGTAGCCCATACATTAAATACTGGCGATGCTAATGAAAAACTTCGTGCTTTTCAAAGAGAAAATCCTAATCGTGAGATTATTGGAGTAAATATGGTTCCGGCCGACCCAGGCGGATGGTTTATGACAGTAAGTTATAAAATTCAAATATAAGGAGTTGATATAAAATGAGTGTTTATTGTTGCGCTGATTTACATGGTTGCTACTGGGCATGGGAACAAATTAAGAATATTTTACAGCCAGAAGATACACTGTATTTTTTAGGTGATGCGGCAGACCGAGGCCCTGATGGTTGGACTATTATAAAGGAATTACTTGATGATAGTCGAGTAATTTATTTAATGGGTAATCATGAACGAATGTTTCTTAATAATTGGGGAAATTATGATGGACATAATCTAAATGACTTTGAAGATTATCGTTATTTAGATAAATATATTTGGGATTGGCATGGCAATGGAGGGGAAATTACTGATTCTCAATTTATTCACGATTCCATCTCTGGTGAAGAAAAGGTTAATTATATCCAACGATTAAATAATTTACCTTTTATTACTATTTACCACAATAAGAATAATGAGGATATAATTCTTTGTCACGCTGGATGCGATTATCATGATATTGATAATTTAACCGAAGAAGCTGCCATTTGGGATAGAAGTCATTATTTAAATAGTATGTGGGATGGTCCTACTAATGCTTACATAATTCATGGCCATACCCCAATTCCTTTACTTGTCCAAGAGCAAGAAAAGTTTAATAGATGGTATAATCTTGAATATGATATTCCGAAGGCTGAAATGCTTGAAGGTGCTTATTGGTATGCTGATGGGCATAAGTGTTGTATTGACTGTGGAGCGGTATTCACAGATCAAGCAGTATTATTAAATCTTGATACATGGGAAGAAATTGTAATTAATAAGGAGTAAAAATTATGTGGGATATTATTGAGGACTTTCTTAAAACTATTGCTATAATTCTTGGTACAATACTGTTGGTATGCTTGCCGACAATGTACCTTTGGAATAATTTAATGCCATATATTTTTTCTTTACCGACAATTAACTTTTGGCAGACTGCTGGCTTACTTCTTCTTTGTCAGCTTCTTTTTAATCTCTAATGGGAGGGAAAAATATGAGGCGAATCAAAAATATGGAACGACATAGTTTTTATTGTATAAATTGTGGTAACAAAGCATATGAGTTAATGCGGCCAAAAAGTCATCAGTATGGAAAACATCACCGTAAAGCATTATATTGTCCTTGGTGTAAATTAACTGTTAATACAATAGAATGTCGCAATGATAGTGAAATATATGATTTTAAAGAAGCATTTGAAGCAGGAGAATATAAAGAAGAACTAAAAGAATCTATTGCTTTTATTAAAGATAATTATATGGAGTTGTGATATTATGACATTGTATATTCTTTGTGGAGCCCCAGGCAGCGGCAAGAGTTATTTTGCTGAAAAATATTTTTTAAAAAATGATACAATTTATTATGTTTCAAGAGATAAAATTCGTTATTCTATGATTAAAGAAAATGATGAATATTTTAGTAAAGAAACTGAAGTATTTAATGCTTTTGTTTGGGAAATTAAAAATATTCTTGATTCAAAGACTATCCCTTGTTCTGGAGTGGTCGCTGATGCTACTCACTTAAATTGGGCTAGTCGTCGTAAACTTTTAAATGCCCTTGGAATCTTAAATGGAAATTATTCTAATATTGATATTATTGTAGTTTATATACGCCCTGACTTAAATACTGTTCTTACTAGGAATAATTCTCGAACAGGGCGTGCCAAAGTCCCAGAAGATGTAGTTAAAAGAATGTATAACTCTCAAACTTCACCATGGGGAGATCCATTTAAATATACAGCAGTTATGGAAGTGAGAACATAATGTATAATGATGATTTAGTTGAAAAATATAAAACTATAATAAAAACAACTATTAATGAACACGAAAATAGTCTAGACCATTTAAACCTAAAACAACTTCAATGTATTACATCATTAATTCTTTATGGCGCAAAAACAAATTATAGACATTGTGCTCCTGAATTTGAAGGGCGAGAGTACCAATCAATGGGATACATTGGAGCAGGTTGGTTCGTAGAAGATAAACGTAATTATCCTTAATTTTTGGACAAATCATGATACCCTATCATTTTAAATTTTAATTATAATTAAAAATATATTATAAGGAGAAATTTAAAATGGGATATATATATAAAATTACTAATAAAATAAATGGTCATGTTTATATCGGTTAGACTAGAAATAGTATTAAAAGAAGACGGCTTGATCATATAAAAAGTTCAAAAATAAATGATAAAGATTATAATTGTCCATTACATTTAGCAATTAATAAATATGGAAAAGAAAATTTTCAAATAGAAAAAATTGAAGAATGTCCTAATGAACAATTAGATATAGCTGAAATATATTGGATAAATAAATATAACAGTTATTATAATGGTTATAACGCTTCACTTGGTGGTGGAGGTCATACTAAATATAATTATGATGATATTGTAAATTTTTATTTATAGAATAACTATTCAATTGTAAAAACATGTCAAAAATTTCATATTTATGATTAGATTGTATATACTGCTTTAAAAAATAAAAATATAGATTATAAAGTTTTAGGACAAAAAGCCGGATTTGCTTTAAACAATAAACCACAAAAAATATTATTAGTTGAAAAAAATATTATCTTTAACAAAATTACTGATATTGATAAATATTTTGGGAAAATAGTTCATCCTAATATTAGAAGATGTTTAAATGGAATTACAAAAAAAGCATATAACTATCATTGGAGAATTTTAAATGAAAATGAAGAGATAGAAGGAAGTATAATTTATGATATATCTAACAAGTGATTGGCATTTTAATCATGATCGTGCTTTTATATATAAACCACGAGGATTTGATTCTGTTGAAGAAATGAATCAAAAACTTATAGAAAATTATAATAATATAGTAAAATCAGAAGATGATGTTTATTGTTTAGGTGATTGTATTTTAGGAGGTCCTGATAAACTTGATCAGGGATTAGAACTAATGTCTCAATTAAATGGAAAAATTCATTTAGTAAGAGGTAATCATTGTACTGATAAACGATGGGAGGCGTACAAAACTTTATCGAATATAGTAGAACAACAAAATGCAATTTATCTAAATTACCAAGGTTATCATTTTTATCTTAGTCATTTCCCCACTTTAACTGGCAATCTTGAAAAAGAAAGTTTAAAACAATGTACTTGTAACATTTTTGGACATACGCATCAAGTTTCTAAATTTTATAATGATATTCCTTATCTCTATTGTGTATGCCCCGAAGCCCACCATAATTCTCCAGTTGCCATTGATAAAATAATTCTTGATATGAATAAGAAAGTCCAGGAGTGCATAAATGAACTTTGAAAAATTTTTTGATTTAATGCGGGAATCACGTTGTGGTCTTTGTGCTGAAAAAGATAAAGGATGTAAAGGATTTGATATTGCGGGGCAATGTAAAGATTTTAAATTAAAGCCTTTTTCAGATAGAATGAATATATACTATAAGGCTTGTTTTTGTTGTAAAAATTATTTTAATTGTAATGAAAAAGACAATGACAGTTTAAAATGTCATAATTATAAAAAATATATTCCACGATGTGATAACTGTGCTTTTCCGAGAGGTATTTGCGGATACCATGATAGCCATGGGGAATGTATAAATTATAAATATGACCCGCCTTATGGTGAATATTATGATTAAGAGATTTCGTGGCTAATCCTCTTGCTCCGAGTTGGTCAAAAAATCGCATTAGGAAAATTTTTCCCAAAATAGACTAATATCATTAATCTATTAAAAACAATTCTCTCATTTTTATGAGAGGAGTGAAATATAATGACTTTATATTATACTATTCTTTGGTTTATTATGATGATAGCAGGTATATTAATGTATGAGTAGCCATTAATTACAAAGAAAAAAGGTACAGTATTAAAAGCTCTTCAACAAATTGGTTGGATGATAATGTTTATTGCTATGCTAGGTTTTATGCATGGAGTATTAAGTTTAATAAAACTTATACCACCTCTTTAAAAGTCAAAGGGTTCTCCCTTTGACTTTTTTATTTTTTTATGATATAATTAATTATATAAAATTAATTATAAAGGAGATTTCCACTAATGATTACAGAAGATTGGAACGAAGAATATGGTATAGCTTAGTGCGTTATTACTGATTTTTCAAATGGAGTTATCTTATCTGGGTATGGTAGAGCTGTATGCCATGATGATGACATGCCATAGAAAAGAGCTTCTACTGGTAAATATATTGCCATGACAAGAGCCCAAATAGATATTCTTAGAAAAAAAAGAGATTATGAATTAAAACCTAGTATTATGGCTATTGAGCATATATTATCAACAATGACTAATAGTAAAAAATATAATCCTAATTCTTATGAAGCTAAAAGGATAAATAAAGAATTACAAAATCTTAAAGAAGAATTACATATGATAAATACTATAATAAAAGATGAAAAACAAGCTTTATTAAACTATTTAGATTATAAAAATAAAGCTTTAGATAAATTTCGCAATTAGGCCGAAAATAAATAAAATAAAATAAACAAAAATGAAATAATGTGTAAAAGAGAGGATGTGATTATTATTCTCAAATACACATTATTAGGATTAATACTTTATATATTAATTATTCCAAGCTTAGAATCTCTTTCAGCTTTAATATGCCAATGGTTAGAAGTAATAAAAGGAAAATTAATCTATTAGCAAGCTTTAATACAAAAACAAGTTGACGAAGTAAGTAAATCAGAAAATACTTCATCAACTAGAGCTATTGGTTTTTCTATATCTACAGAAGAAGAAGCTGATGAGTACTATGAGGAGGAAAATGAATGAAATTTTATGATACAAGTTCTTTATTATTAAAAGCTGGAACTTTATTTGATGATAATGAACCTTTTGCAATTTCATCAATTACTTTAAAAGAACTAGAAGAAATTAAAACATCTTCTAACAAAGATGCTAATATAAAATATGCAGCTCGTCGTCTACTTCATGATTTAGATGAACATTCTGAAGATTATGAAGTAGCTGTGTATCATGAAGTAATGATAAATCCTATTATTGAAAAAAATTTGCCCATTACCAATGATATGAAAATATTGGCTTCAGCATTATTTTATGACACTTTTGTAACAAATGATTTAGCATTAAAAAAAATAGCAAGTCTTTTCTTTAAACCAGAATAGATCGAAAGTGTTGGAGAAGATTTTGATGATGAATATAGTGGATATATTGAAGTAACTATGGATGATTCTCAAATGGAAGATTTTTATTCTAATTTAGGGACAAATACTTTAGATGCTTTAATAAATTAGTATATTATTATTAAAAATATCTCTGGTGAAATTGTTGATAGACGTGTTTGGACTGGAGACTTTTATAGAAATATTAGTTTTGAAAATTTCCGTTCAACTGAATTAGGAGATATTCGTCCTATGCCAGGAGATGCTTAGCAGATGTTTGTGGCAGATAGTTTATGTCATAACAAAATTACTGTAGTACGTGGACCTGCGGGCTCTGGTAAATCTCAACTTTCATTAGGTTGTCTTTTCTGGATGTTAGAAAAACATAAAATAGATAAAATTATTATATTTTGTAATACAGTTGCAGCTCGAGGAGCTGCCAGATTGGGCTTCTTACCAGGAACACGAGAAGAAAAACTCCTTGATAGTCAAATAGGAAATTTCTTAGTAAGCAAATTAGGAGATCGTATGGAAGTAGAACGATTAATAAATGAAGATAAACTTTTATTACTTCCAATGGCAGATATTCGTGGATATGACACTACTAATATGAATGCTGGTATTTATATTACAGAAGCACAAAATTTAGATATAGCATTAATGAAGCTTGCTCTCCAACGAATCGGAGAAGATTGTATATGTATTATTGATGGCGATGAAAAAACTCAAGTAGATGATATAATATTTGCTGGAGCAAATAATGGTATGCGTAGATTATCAAAAATATTCAAAGGGCAAGACTTTTACGGCGAAATTGAATTAAAGAAAATTTATCGTTCAAGAATCGCTGAACTAGCAGAAAAAATGTAAAGAGACTGATTTTAATCAGTCTCTTTTTTCATTAATAAAGGAAGGAGGAGTAAAGAATGTCAGTACAAGAAATTATATGGAATTATTTTTTAAATAAAGGTTTTACTCCATAGGCTATTAGTGGTATAATGGGAAATATTGATATAGAAAGTAATTTTGAACCTAATAATGTAGAAGATGGACGTGGATATAGTAATGAAGTTTATACCTCTATGGTTGATAGTAAAATTTATAATAATTTTATTAATGATGGGATCGGATATGGCTTAGTCCAATGGACTTATTATGTTTTTAAAAAAGATTTATTAGAAAGATGCTAGCGTGTAAATAAATCTATAGCTGATTTGAATTGTCAATTAGAATAGTTATATTCTCATTTACAAAGTGAAAATATATTAAATAAAATTAAAAATCTTACTTCAATAGAAGAAGCAACAAAAATATTTATGTTAAAATTTGAAAAACCAAAAGATTAGAGTTTAAATGCTCAATAGGAAAGAATTAAGGCAGCACAAAAATGGTTTAATGTTTTTTAGACAAAATAGGGAGGGAGTAATGGTAAAATGAAATATTCACAATCAAATCCTCCATTAATGTGTATAATGACTCATTCTACTTGTTATTAGCAAACAAATAAAATGTAGGTAAAGGGAGTATTATGGCATTCGACAGGAGCAAATAATAAAACTTTAAAAAGATATGTGTAGCCTAGCCCAGAAGATCCAAATTATGATAAACTTATATCATTAATTGGTAAAAATGTTAATAGAAATGATTGGAATAACATTTCTGTTTAGGCTGGATTAAATGCCTGGGTAGGTACTTTGGCTAATGGTACAGTTGCTGCTGTGTAGACTATGCCCTGGGATTATAAACCTTGGGGATGCGGATCTGGCAGTAAAGGTAGTTGTAATAATGGTTGGTGCTAGTTTGAAATATGTGAAGATAATTTATCAGATTCTACATATTTTTCAGCAGTATATAAAGAAGCTTGCGAGTTAACTGCTTATATTTGTAAAGCATATAATATAAATCCTTTTGGAAATATAAATGGTGTTCCAACTATTCTTTGCCATTAGGATAGTTATAAATTAGGTTTAGGAACAAACCATAGTGATGTTTATCATTGGTTTAATCGTTATGGTAAAACTATGGATGATGTCCGTAAAGATGTGGCTAATTTATTAGGAAATAATAATACAACTATTCCTAATTAGGAAGAAAATTATAATATTTTGAAAATAGGAATGGAAAAAAATCCACAAGTAAAAGCTATGCAATAGGGATTACAAAAATTAGGTTATAAAATAGCCGATGATGGTGATTTTGGACCTATTACAGAAAATGCTCTAAAAGATTATCAACAAAAACATAATCTTACTCCTAATGGAATTTTTGGAATAGAAACTTTTATATCTATGAAAAATGAAATTGCCAAATTACCAAAAACAATTAATATAACTACTAATTCAAAATATACTGATATAATGTTAGGTTCATCTTCAAAAGATGAAAATGGTCAATATACTGGTGGTTAGGGGGGCGACCAAACTGGCAAAGAAGTGCATATTTTAAATTGGTATAATAATGGTTGGACTAGTGTCCTTCGTCCAAAAGATGATGATTTAGCCGAGAAAATAGCAAGTGCTTGTGAAAAAGGTTGCTTAAATGATAATATAGGATATAGCTAGTCTACGAGAAATACACTATTAGCATAGGCAAAATTAGTAGGATTAGATTTATCAAAAATTTCAACTCCTTGTAATTGTGATTGCAGTTCATTTGTAAGTACTTGTTGCGTATGCGCTGGATTGCCAGAAAATTTATTCTTCCCATATGGAAATGGTTGTACTACTTGGACTATTGCTGATGCTTGTTTATAGAGTGGACAATTTATATAGTTAACAGATAATATATATTTAAATCAAAAAAATTATTTAAAACGTGGAGATATTTTACTTAATCGAAATAGCCACGTTGTAATAGTTTTAGGAAATGGCAATTCAACTTCGCCACAAAAGGAAGAAAATACGCAAGGATTTCCTTATTATATTAAAGTTGTAGTACCAGCTTTAAATGTTCGTTCAGCTCCTAATAGTACAGCTCCTATAAAAGCATAGGTTAAACAAGGAGACGTATATACTATCGTAGCAGAGGAAGGAGGGTTTGGCAAGCTTAAATCAGGTGTTGGTTGGATTGATTTAAGATATGTCCAAAGAAAATGATTAAAAAAAATAATGGAAAACATATAAAAAATCATATGGAATTTTCAAAAGCTTTATTAATCCAAGAGTCAATACTAATTTGGATAAATACATTAGTAATGCTAGTATTAGCTTTTATGTGTATTTATTAGGGATATTTTGGAGAATTGCCCTGGCTTTCAGTAATGGCGGGATTGCCCTGGGCGGCATATGCAATTAGTTAGCGTGAATATTATATTAAAGCTAGCAAGGAAAATACAAAAGATGGTATTAAATTTGAAACAGTCATGGCAGATTATAAAGAAACGACTGATCCATTCTAGTTTAATGATTCTGCTTTTGGCTGATAAGCCATTGAAAAACCAAGATAATATTATTTTTATATTATCTTGGTTTATTTTTTTATAAATTGACATTTATATTTTTTTATTATATAATACTTATAGATAAATAAATATTTTTATATCTTATTCTACATATATGATATAATAAAAAAATATAAATGTCAAGTTAAGTAGGTGTAAAAATGAGAATATACTATACAGATGGTTCTGCTACAGGAAATGGTACTGAAAATTCTATTGGTGGTTTTGGAATCGTTGAAGTAGATGAAAATAATAATATCCTTTGGAAATATCAAGAAAATAATTTAAAATATGAAACAAATAACTCTATGGAATTAACAGCTATTTTATATGCTTTAAATCATATAGAAGTTGAAGAAGCATCTTTTATGAAACCAATTATTTATAGTGATAGTGCTTATTGTGTAAATCTTATAAATGATTGGATGTATAATTGGGAACGTAATGGATGGAAACGCCCTAAAAATCAAGAAGTTAAAAATTTAAATCTTATTAAACAAATTTTTGAATTAGCAAATTTAGCAGAAATAAGAAAAGTAAAAGGACATTCTGATAATAAATGGAATGAATATGCAGATAAATTAGCAACAGGAGTTTATAAAATATAATGAGAATTAATTTTTTACCAATAAATATTTATGTTAGTCGTAATGAAAAATTTTTTGCTAAAATAGAATGGTTTTTATATAAACATTTTAATATAAAAAGAACTGTCCCTTGTGGACAAATTAAAAAGAATAAATATTTATGGTGCGCTCAGCCAACTGATGAAGAACATTGCTATTATAGTAAAGAAGATAAAACAGAAGTTAGATGCAAATGTTGTAATCAATTAAAAATAATGAGTAATCAACCTATTGATTTAAAAAAAATTTATGAAGAAGGATTTTAACTTGACTTTAATTAAAAAATATGATATAATATAGTATAAAAAAATTAAAATAGGAGAAATCTTATGTTGAATGAATTATTAAGACGATGTTGGTCATGTCCAGTATGTGGACGTATTCTATATCGTCCTTTAAAAGGTTATTGGTGTCCATTTTGTGGACATGATTTATCTACTGACGAATAGGAAAATAATTTAGATTTATCAACAAGAATTACTGCTCGTGATGAAAATGGAGTACCGTATTATTGTGGAGAAAAAGGTTTTAGAGAAAAAACTTATGCACAAGATATAGAAGTAAATATTGCGGCTGAGATATTAGAAAAATTGTGTCAATATGAAGAAATTGAAGAGAAATATGATAACATTATTGATAAATTAGCTGAATTAGGAAATAATGAAATAGAGGTAATAGAAGATGACGGATAAAACTTTATATACAGAAGAATCAATTGAATCATTATCTCCGCTTGAATTTACTCGTTTAAGACCAGGCGTATATGCTGGTGATACTACTTATGCTACGCAATTAGCAGTAGAAATTTTTTCTAATGCTGTTGATGAATTTCGTCTTGGACATGGAGATAAAATTGATATAACTATTAAAGGTCCAGTAGTTTCAATTAGAGACTATGGACAAGGATTTATTCCAAATAGTTTTCGTGATGATGGTAAAACAATTCTTGAAGCAGCATTTAGTGTATTAAATACCTCTGGTAAATATCGTGAAGATGGTACATATGAAGGTACTTCGTTAGGTTCTTTTGGTATTGGTTCTAAAATTACTACTTATCTTTCACATTGGTTAAATGTTACTACATTTAGAGACAATGCAGCTGAAGAAATTCATTTCAAGGAAGGCGTTTTTGATAATCGTATTAGCGCTGATATAAATGAAAGACCATCAGGAACGCTAGTAGAATGGGAACCTAGTGAAGAATTTTTTACTCATCCAGAAGTAAATGTAAATGAATTAAAAACTTTATTTAAAACAATAGCTGCTTTATGTCCTGGACTTACTATTAATTTAGATGATAATGGAAATCAAACGACTTATTTCTCTAAGAATGGTATTAGTGATTTAGTGGATGAAGCAGTTGAAGGGAAAGAATTAATTAGAAATCGTTTTGTTATGAATTATCAAAATGATAAAAATAAAATTGATATGGTTATGACATATACTTCTAATTATTCAATGAATTTAATTCCATATGTTAATACTGGTTTAACAGCAAATGGCCCACATATCTCACAAATAAAATCTCTTTTAACTCGTGAGTTTAATAAATTTTTCCGTGATAAAAAATGGTTAAAAGATAAAGATGAAAATCTTTCTGGTGAAGATATACAAGAAGGACTTTATATTATATTTAATATTACTGCTCCAAATGTAGCATATGATGCACAAGTAAAAACAAGAGTTACTAAATTAGAAATGACTCCTTTTACTTCCGCAATAGCTGAAGAATTACGAATTTGGTTTACAGCGAATGAAAAAGATATAAAGATGATCGCTGATAAAGCATTAGGGGCTCGTAAAGCAAGATTAGCAGCTCAAAAAGCAAGAGATAATGCGCGCGAAGGCCAAAAGAAAAAAGAAAAAGCTTTAAAATTTGACAGTAAATTAGCTGATTGTTATAGCAAAGATCGTAAAAAATGTGAGATTTATATCACAGAGGGCGATAGCGCAAGTGGTAAATTAAAAGAAGCTAGAGATAATGAATTTCAAGCTATTATGCCTGTAAGAGGTAAAATATTAAATACTCAAAAAGCCACCCTTGATAAAATACAGAAAAATGCAGAAATTATGTCAATGATTCAAGCTTTTGGCCTTGAAATTGATTTAAAAACAATGAAAGTAACATATCATCCAGATAAAATTCGATATGGTAAAATTATTATTATGAGCGACGCTGATGTTGATGGCGCTCATATTAAGAATTTGTTTTATACTTTTATTTGGAATTTCTGTCCTCAATTAATACAGGATGGTTATATATATGCTGGTGTTCCACCTCTTTATAAAGTTACAATGGCTAAAAAATATTATTATTTAAAGAATGATAATGCTTTAGAAGAGTTTCGTAAAAAAAATTCTGGTAGAAATTATATTGTAAATCGTATGAAAGGTTTAGGCGAAATGGATGCTGAAGAAGTTGAAGAAACTTTAATTAATCCAGAAGGTAGAATTATTCGTCAAGTTACTGTAAATGATATTCCAACCACTGATAAATTATTTGATGATTTAATGGGCACTGCTGTAGTTCCACGTAAATTGTATATTAAAGAGCATAGTAAAGAGGCTACTTACAATGCAGAGTAATATTATAAAACTTCCAGATTATGATGGCAGTATGCATTATCAAAGTTTTTGTCCTAATTGTTCTTATTGGCTTTTTGGAGAAGACATTGGTAGTAAATATTGCCCTCATTGTGGAGTATCATTAATTTGGAATTCTGAAAAAGCAAATTTATTTCATCAAACCAATTATGAACTTAGTTTAGAAAAATATATTTCATGCAAAAAACACCAGAATAATAGAGGTATAAATAAATGATAAGTGATATTCAATTTAATGATTTAACACAAGAATTAGGAGTAAATTTTATAGAGTATGCAGTAGCTGTAAATACAGATCGTGCAATTCCTGATGCTAAAAGTGGTTTAAAACCAGTAGCAAGAAGAATTATTTATGATGCTTATGTGACTGGTTGTACTAATAATAAACCACATGTGAAATGCGCTGCTATTGTTGGAGATACAATGGGTCGTTTTCATCCTCATGGCGATAGTTCGATTTATGGAGCTCTAATTAGAATGGCTCAGCCATGGTCTTTACGTTATCCGTTAATAGATTTTCATGGTAATAATGGTAGCCGTGATGGTGATCCTCCGGCTCACTATCGTTATACAGAAGCAAGATTGGCAAAAATAACAGAAGATGGTATGCTTGGTGGCATGAAGAAAAAAGTAGTTGATTTTATTCCTAACTATTCAGAATCAGAAGATGAACCAGCTACTTTGCCATCTATTTTCCCAAATTTACTTTGTAATCCAAATACTGGCATTGGGGTAGCTATTGCTTGCAACTGGGCTCCACATAATTTAAACGAAGTGGCACAAGCTATTAATGATTATATAGATGGAAAAGAGCCAATGCTGCCTGGACCAGATTTCCCAACTGGTGGAATAATAATTAATAAAGATGATATTCCTAATATTATGAAAACTGGCCGCGGTAGCGTAAAGGTCCGTGGAAAATATCATATGGAAGATAATAATATTGTTTTTACAGAAGTTCCATATGGTGTTATTACAGAGCCTTTGCTTGAAGCTATTGGTGAATTATGTGATAGTGGAGAAATTCAAGGTATTACAAATATTCGTAATGAAAGCAATAGAAAGAAAGGTTATAGATTAGTTTTTGAATGCACAAAAGATGCTAATATTTCTAAAATTATAATGTTACTTTTCCAAAAAACTGATTTACAATCTTCATTTTCTTATAATCAAGTTGCTTTAATAGATAAAACTCCTGTAGAATTAAATCTTAAAGATTGTTGTAAGATTTATGTTGAGCATAATACAGAATGCATCCGTAGAGAATTAACATTTGATCTTCAGAAAGCGAAAGATAGATTAAATATTGTAAATGGTCTGTTAAAAGCATTAGAAGATATTGATAATATTATTGCTTTAATCAAAGCTTCTGAAAGTAGTGCTAAAGCTCGTGAAAAATTAATTGAGAAATATGATTTTAATGAAGAACAAGCTAAAGCAATTACTGATATGAAACTTGGTAAGTTAGCTGGGCTAGAAAGAATAGAAATTGAAAATGAACAAGCTGAATTAAAAGACACCATTGAAAAACTTAATGCTATTCTTAATGATTTAATTGGTGAGTTAAAAAGAAGATTATCTGATATTGTTAAAAAATATGGGGATTCTCGTCGCACTGAGTTAACTCAAATTAATGAATCCAAGAGTAAAGAAGAAAAAGAAATTGCTCTTATTCCTCCTGAAAAATGTGTAGTTGTGATGACTGAGAGTGGTAGTTTAAAGCGTATCCCCGCAACCTCCTTTAAGATGCAACGTAGAGGCGGGAAAGGTGTTAAAACACAAGAAGATATAACTTCTGCAGTTATTCGTACTAACACAGTTGATAGTTTAATGATTTTTTCTAATAAAGGTAAAATGTATCGTTTAGTAGTAAATAATATCCCAGAAGGAACTAATACTTCAAAAGGGATGCCGGTAAGAGCGTTAGTTGAAATGGAACCTGGTGAAGATGTTTCTACTATTTATTCTATTTATCGTGATACAGATGCTAAATATGTTTTATTTGTCACTAAAAATGGTCTTGTAAAAAAGACTGCTTTAAGTGAGTATATTGGGACTAAAAAGTCTAAAGGTATTGGCGCTATTAATATTAAAGATGGTGACGAATTAGCGATTGTAACATTGGTTAAAGATGAACCATTACTTATTATGAGTAAAAATGGTTATGCTATTAAATTTAAGAGTGATGAAATTAGTGCTACAGGAAGGTTGACCGCAGGCGTTAAAGGTATTAATTTGAGTGATGGCGATGAAGTAGTAGCTGCTTTACCAATACGCCATTTGGAAGATAATTTGGCTATTTTCTCTAGCAAAGGATATGGAAAAAAGATAAAATTAGAAGAAATTACTTTGCAAAAACGTGGAGGGAAAGGCATTATAGTTTATAAACCAAATGATATATATGGCAATGCTACTTGTGGTCAATTGATTAGTAATGAAGATATGGTATTATTAATTGGAAATAAAAATTCTGTATGTTTATCCGCTAAAGAGATTCCAGAAATGGGAAGAATTGCCTATGGAAGTATTATGTTAAAAAATAATAGTATTTTAAGTGTGAGTAAAGTATAATGAAAATAAAAGAATTTCAATTAGTAGAAATGAGTTCCTATAGCCCCGAAGAGGGCTATAGGAAGTGGTATGAATTTCAACCACAATATAGTAATGAAATAGTTTATATTAATTTAGAGAATATAAGTAATAATGGAACAGAAATATCAAATATTAAATAGAGCTCGTCCGAATGAAGAAGATTTGCATTTAATTGAAAATGAATATGGTAGAAGTATTAGAATAAGATGTAAATTTCCTAAATCAATTAAAAAAAATACTCAAATTTTAAGTGAATTTGGACCAGTTACTTATGATGCTATGCAAGAATTTATTGCATTGCATGCTTTAAAAAAACCTTTAAATATTTGTGCTACAAGTGGTCATTGGGAAGGGATGCCTTTCCTTTTAATAACTGAAGATGATTTTGAAATTACAGAAGAAGATGAGAAATTTATTGATAATTATAAATCTCATTTAGTATTGGAGTATAAAGAATGAATAAACTTGATGAAATGCAAGAATTAATTGAGAAATTAAATTATTATATTAAAATGTATGACGAAGGAACCCCAGCAATTTCTGATAAAGAATATGATGATTTATATTTTCAATTAGAAGAATTAGAAGAAAAAACTGGTGTTTGCATGGCAAATTCCCCAACTTGTCATGTAGATTATTTTACTTTAAATGAATTAAAAAAAGTTAAACATTCTCATCCTATGCTTAGTTTAGCAAAAACCAAACAAATGCAAGATATTCTTGACTTTAAAAGTAATAAAGATGTTATTGCTATGCTTAAAATGGATGGATTAACTTGTTCTATTCGTTATGAACAAGGCACATTAGTGAGCGCAGAAACTCGCGGCAATGGAGAAATAGGAGAAGATATTACACATAATATTGTCACTGTGCAGGGAGTTCCGATAGAAATTCCATTTAAGAAGACATTGGTTGTTGATGGAGAAGTCATTTGTACATACAAAGATTTTGAAAGTTTTAGTGATAAATTTGCCAATCCACGCAATTTTGCAGCTGGTAGTATTAGATTATTAAATAATGGCGAATGCGCAAATCGGCATTTAACATTTGTAGTTTGGGATGTTATTGAAGGTTTTGAAGATTGTAAAACTTTGAGTGAAAAATTATATAAAATAGATGATTTAGGTTTTAATTTTGTCCCTCATTTACAATGGCCTAAAGATAGAGTAGATGAAAAAACTTTTAATCATATCTCTACTTTATTAACTAATTGGGCACAAAGTAATGATTTCCAATATCCATATGATGGATTAGTATTTAAGTATAATGATTGTAATTATTATTCTTCTCTTGGAGAAACTGGTCATCATCCAAAAGGTGGATTGGCATTTAAGTTTTATGATGAAGAATATGAAACTAGATTATTCAATATTGAATATACCATGGGCAAAACTGGAATTTTAACTCCAGTAGCCGAATTTGAACCAGTACATACTGATGATAGTACTATTGAGAAAGCTTCACTTCATAATTTAAATATTATGAAATCACTTCTAGGCGAACATCCTTATTAGGGTTAGCATATTATTGTAGTTAAAATGAATCAAATTATCCCGCAAATAGTTCGAGCAGATACAACTTTTCCACTTGTGCCAGTTGAATTTTTTGAATTACCTCAAGTATGCCCAATTTGTGGAGAACCTACTATTATTAAAGATGATTTTCTTTATTGTAGTAATTCTAATTGTGAAGGTAAATTAATTAATAAATTAGATCATTTTGCAGGTAAAAAAGGTCTTGATATTAAAGGTTTATCTAAAGCGACTCTCCAAAAGCTAATTAATTGGGGGTGGGTAAATTCTATTTCTGATTTATTTAAATTAGATCAATATCGTACTGAATGGTATAAGAAAGATGGGTTTGGTGTTAAATCTGTCGATAATATCCTTGAAGCAATAGAAAATAGCAAAGAATGTGAATTATGGCAATTTATTTCCGCGCTTAGTATTCCATTAATTGGTTCTATTTATGCAAAAGAAATTGCTAGAAAATGTGCTGGTTGGCTACAATTTATGGAGTGTGTAGAGCCGCATATGACAAGAGACGGGTACAATTTTATGCAATGGAATGGTTTTGGATTTGAAATGGATAAATCTTTACATTCTTTTGATTATACTGAAGCTAATGAATTAGTATCTGATGTTTTACATTTAAAAAATAGTTTATTTATTATTCCAGAAGATATCAAAGTGATAAAAAATAATAATATAGCTGATAAAAATTTTGTTATTACAGGGAAATTATAGCATTTTAAAAATAGAGATGAATTAATTTCAACTATAGAATCGGCTGGCGGAAAAGTAGTTAGTTCTGTAAGTAATAAAACAAATTATTTAGTAAATAATGATATAGCTAGTACAAGTGCAAAAAATAAAAAAGCAAAAGAATTAAATATTCCAATTATTACAGAAGACCAATTGCTGGCATTACTTTGACTTTTAAAAAAAAATTTATTATAATATATTTGTAAATAAGGAAGAAAAAAATTTTATGAAAAAGAAAGAACTCAAAAACCTAGCTGAGAAAATCGCTAAATGTGAATATATTGTAGATAATAGTAATGATACAGAAGCTGTTAAAACAGCTTAGCAAGAAATTATGCGTTTAACCAGTAAGGTTCACGATTTCTAGGATTTAGACCAATTAGATGAATTAATACAAGATATATTAAAGAAAATGTCTTGACAATTAAAAAATTTTTTCGTATAATATTTACACAAATTAAAAAAATATTTTATTTATTAAGGAGATTATTTATTATGGCTATGAAAGAAAATTCTAAGAATGTACTTAATTATTTAAAGAGTATTAATGGTTCTGACGTTACTGCAGCTGATGTTGCTGATGCTCTCGGTCTTGAGAAGCGCTAGGTAGATGGTATTTTTACAAGTGCTATTCAGCGCAAGGGTCTTGGTGTTCGTGTTCCTGCTGAAATTGAGCTTGATGATGGTACTCATAAGGCTATTAAGTTCCTCCGTCTCACTGATGCGGGCATGGCTTTTGATCCTGATGCAACCGAGGAATAATTCCTAGGTTGATTATATAAAGGGGTAATAATTATTTTACCCCTCTATTTTTTTAAATTATTATGTCTTTATCTATAATTGTAGTTGGAATAATTTGTCTTTTTATTGGTTTTTTAATAAGTTATTTTATAAAAACTACATAGGTAAAATAGAAAAATCAAGAGTTAGAAAAAGAAGAATAGCAACTTCAATTTCAAATTAAAGATTTAGAAAAAGATTATTTGATTAAAAAAGATAAATTAAATTAGGACTATGAGAATCAAAAAAAGATTTATGAAAATGATCTTTAGTTTTAGCAAAATAAAAATAATTAGTTAAAAATAGATTATAATGAAAAAGAATTAAGTTTTAAGGCAAATTTATCTTTACTTGAAAATTAGATTGAAGAAAAGAAAAAATCTATGAATGAATTAACTGATCAAGCTAAAACAGCTGTAAAATTAGTTGAAGAACAAGTAATTGATAATATGACTAATACAGTAGAATAGCAAAGTAAAGAATTATATTCGACTTATGAAAAACTTGAAAGTGAATTAAAAGTACATTATACTGATTTAGCTGATGAATTATATGATAAATTTCAAGAACGTGATGAAAAATTAAATAATTTAATTCTTACAAAAGAGAATGAATTAAATGAATTATAGTCAAAAGCAAAAGCGGCCATTGAAACTAATAAACGAATGGAATTAGAAAAATAGCAAAAAGATTTTTATAGATTACAACTTTCTAACATAGATTTAGAAGAGATAAAGCATATTAGATCTATTGAGTCTTATTTAAGGAAAAAAGAACCTTTGAATAAAGTTATTTGGAAAGTATATTATGAAAAGCCATGTACAGATTTGATTGGTCGTGTTGTTGGATAGGGGAAAAAAACTGGTATTTATAAAATTACAAATATAGATAATGGAATGTGCTATATAGGACAAGCAGTAGATATTGCTGAACGTTGGAAGTAGCATATAAAGCGTGGTATAGGAGCAGATCCTCCAACACAAAATAAATTATATCCAGCTATGTTATCTATTGGTGTAGAAAATTTTACATTTGAAGTAATTGAAGAATGTGCTGGGAATCTTCTAAATGATAGAGAAGATTATTGGCAAAAATTTTATCAAGCAAAGGAATTTGGATATAGTATAAAATGATTAGAATTATTGATGATAGAAGTACTGGAAAAACTAGTCAACTTATGCTTTGGGCAAAAGAATATAATGCTACTTTTGTTTGTTCTAACCCAAAAGCTATGGAATACAAAGCATAGAAATATGGTATTGATGGTATTGAATTTATGTCATATGAAAAATTTAGTACCGTTTTAAATCATGAAAAAAATTATGTAATAGATGAATTGGAAAATTTTATAAAATCTGCTTTTGGAGATTCTTTAATTGGATATTCAATTAGTAAAGAATAATTTGATTTTTATAAAAAAATATGATATAATTATTATAGAAATTAAATGAAAGTGAGTTTTATATGAAACAAGAATTTTTAAACTTTATAAATTCTTTAATGGAAGCAAATCCAGAATTAACAAATTAGCTTATGACAGAAAATATTCAAGCTTATCTTAATGTCTTAAAAGAAGATAAATCAGATAAAGAAGAACTTACAGAAAATGGTAAAATTATTCTAAACTATCTTCAATCTCATGTAGATATTAAATTATGGAAAGCAAAAGATTTAGCAGAACAAATTGGAATTTCTTCAAAAGGCGTTTCTGGAGCAATGAGAAAATTAGTTAATGATGGTTTTTGTGAAAAGATTGGACAAAGCCCGATTGTATACACAATAACAGACAAAGGTAAAAATTTTATAATTAATGATTAATAATAAAGAAGGAAAAATGATATGAAGAAAAATTTTAAAAATAATACACACATAGAGGGTGTCCTTTATTAGCACAGTCTGTAGGCAAAGGTAAGTGGAGAGAAATCTAAGAATCCTGGAACTCCATTTATTAATGGAACTATTGATATTGCCACTGACGATGCTTTAACTAATATTGTTACTATTCATTTCTCTTATGTTACTCCTACTTATGCAAAGAGTGGGACACAAAATGCAACTTATACTGCACTTCAAAATATTATTAATGGAGTAACTTGTAATGTAGTAGAGCATGGTGTAGATAAGGCTGCTAAGATTCGTATTGATTCATAGATTGGTGTAAATGAATTTTATTCTAATAGGAATGGAACAGATGAACTTGTTTCTTAGAAAAGAAATGAAGGTGGATTTGTCCATGTCGTTCAGAATATTGCTGCTGCAGAGGGTTTGCGCGATACATTTATTGCTGAAATGATTATCACTAAAACTAGACGTATTGAAGCAGATCCTGAAAATAATAAAGAGGAAAAGATGATTGTTAGCGGTTATGTTTTTGATTTTCGCAACGCTCTTCTTCCTGTTGATTTTGTACTTTATGCAACTGCTGGTATGGATATTTTTGAATCTTTTGAAGCAAGTGAAAAAACTCCAGTCCTCGTTGAAGTACAGGGACATCAAGTTTCTAAAACTGTAACTACTACTAGAGTTTCTGAATCTAGCGGCGGTTGGGGTGAGCCAGTCGCTCAAGAGGTTACTTCTTCTCAGAGAGAATTTGTTATTTCTCGTGTAAGTGATCCATATGAGTGGGATGATGAATCTACTATCACAACTGCTGAATATCAGACTGCTCTTCAGGCTCGTGAAATTACTAAGGCTGAGATTAAGCAGCGTCAAGATGAATATAATGCTACTCGTAATTAGACCCAGGCTCCTGCTGCAACTACCGGTGGAGCTAATGGATTTAACTTCTAATTAACAGGAGGGAAATCTTATGGCTATTAATCTTTTAAATATTTAGCCTCATAAAGTAAGCCGTGATCTTTCTGGTTATATAACTTTTATTTATGGGCCACCAAAGGTAGGTAAAACTACCTTGGCGACCCAGATGCCCGGAGCTCTTCTTTTAGCATTTGAACGTGGTTATAACGCTCTCCCTGGAGTTATGGCACAAGATGTTAATACTTGGGGTGAAATGAAACAAATTTATCGTGAATTAAAAAAACCAGAAGTTCAAGCAGTATATAAAACTATTGTTGTAGATACTGTTGACTTAGCTGCTACATTATGTTAGAAATATATTTGCTCATAGCTTGGTATTGATAATATGGGTGATGGTGGCTGGAGCACCAATAGTTGGGATAAATATAAAAAAGAATTTGAAGATATTTTTCGTGGTTTGACTATGATGGGCTATGCAGTAGTATTTATCTCTCATTCAAAAACTGGAACTGATAAAGATTAGACCGGTAAAGAAATTGGATTTACTAAACCTACCACACAAAGTTCTGCTTTATAGATTATTGAAAATATGGCTGATATTTATGCTTATGCACGTTAGTATGTTGATGCAGATGGTACTGAAAAACGAGTATTGACTTTACGTTCTCCTGCTGGTTCAGGCATTTCTTGTGGTGGACGTTTTAAATACATAGCTTCTGAGGTCCCTCTTAGTTATGAGTCATTAACAAAAGCTTTAACCGATGCTATCGATCAAGAAGCTAAAGAACATGATAATAAATTTGTTACAAATGAACGTGAAGTTACTAATGTTGCAAAGGATTATGATTTTGATGCATTAATGATTAAATTTGAACAAGAGGTTGGCGAGTTAATGAATAAAGATCAAACTTATTATGCTCCTCGTATTACTCAGATTATTGAAAAATATTTGGGTAAAGGTAAAAAGGTGGCCCAAGCTAGTCGTGATCAAGCTGAACTTATATATTTAATCATTAGTGAAATTGAAGATGAGTTAATTAATAAGTAATTAAAAAAGTCAAGTTTTTTAAACTTGACTTTTTTAAATTTTTATGTTATAATATATATAGAAAAATAATAGTTAAAGGATTGTTGTGAATGGCAACCGTAACTTGTAAGTATTGCAAAGCAAAATTTAATAGAGAAAAAGAGGCTTTTGTTTAGATCCCGCCAAAGACTGGCGGTATTCGTTTTAGTTATGCTCATAGTGAATGTTATCAAAAAGCTGTAGCTGATGGAACTGAATAGAAAACAGGATTAAAAATATGGGACCCAGATAAGTCAACGACTTGTTTTTGGTGTCATGCGGCCGTATATGCGGATGATAAAGATATAATCCAAATGCCGCAATTACCAAATAGATATGTGCATAAGAAATGTAATGAAATACATCCGTAGGATGATAAAGAAAAATTAATGCTTTATATTATTAAATTATTTAAATTGAAAGAAGATTATATTCTTCCTAAATATATGAAACAAATTAATAATTATGCTAAAGACTATAATTTTTCTTATAGTGGTATGTTAAAAGCACTAAAATATTGGTATGAAGTAAAATAGCATCCCGTTGATTTAGATAGAGGTGTCGGTGCTATAATTATAGCATATAAGCCAGCTTATGATTATTATTATGCTTTATATTTGTCTCAATAGGAAAATGAAAAAAAAGATTTTAATAAATATGTTCCACAAGAAATAAATATTAAAATCGTACCACCAGAACGTGAAATACCAAAGCGCAAGTTATTTACATTTTTAGATAAGGATGAAATAAATGACGAGTAAATATGTAGATATCCCCAGTATTATTTAGGTAATTGGGTGTGTATTTAATTCACCATAGCTATTGGATTATACTGATAAATATACAATAGTTGATGATGATTTTACAGATGATTTTCATAAAATAATTTTTGGAAGTATTTATAAATTACATGAATTAGGAGCAGAACGTATTACATTAAATAGTATAGCAGATTATTTAAGTTCTCGTCCAAAAAGTGAAGCTATTTTTATTAAACAAAAAGGTGAAGAATGGCTCGTTAAAGCTAGTGAAAATGCGTAGCCAGCTTCATTTGATTATTATTACAATCGAATGAAAAAGATGACTTTGCTACGTATGTTTGATCTCAATGGCATTAGTGTCAAAAATATATATGATCCTGATAATATAATAGACTTAAAGAAACGTCAATAGTAGGAAGATTTTTTTGATAACACTTCTTTGGATGGACTTGCTAATTTAATTTAGGATAAAATTGATAGCATTAAAGCAGAATATGTTGATGGTTCTTGGGGTGACAGTTATCAGGCAGCCGACGGTATTGATAATTTAATTAATGATTTAAAAAAGCATCCAGAGGTAGGCGTTCCTTTATACGGGCCATTAATTAATACAGTAACTCGTGGAGCTAGATTAAAAAAGCTTTATCTACGTAGTGGTGCTACAGGAACTGGAAAAAGTCGTACAATGATAGCTGATATATGTTATATCGGTTGTTCTAAAATATATGATGATGTTTTTGGATGGATATCTGCCGGCGTAAGTTAGCCAGCTTTATATATTACGACAGAGCTTGAATTAAATGAAGCTCAAACAATGATGCTAGCTTTTATTTCTAATGTAAATGAAGAACATATTTTAAATAATCAATATCTTGGAGATGAGGAAGAACGAGTATAGGAAGCAATAAAAATTTTAAAAGAGTCTCCTATATATATAGAAGTTTTGCCAGATTTCTCATTACAAGATGTTGAAAATAAAATTAAGAAAAATATTAGAGACCATGATGTGTCTTATGTCGCATTTGATTACATTCATACTAGTCTTAAAATTATTGAAGAAATAACTAAGCGTAGCGGCGGAGTTAGGCTGCGCGAAGATACTATATTATATATGTTGGCAATTAGACTAAAAGATTTGTGCAATAAATATGGTATATTTATTCTTTCTGGAACTTAGCTTAATGCAGATTATTAGTTTAGTGAAACACCTGATTAGAACTTATTACGAGGAGCCAAGAGTATAGCTGATAAAATTGATGCTGGTATGATTATTCTTGATACTACTCAAGAAGATATTGATTAGCTAGCTCGTATTTTAAATAATACAAATTTTGAACGCCCTAATTTAAAAATTTCAATATATAAAAACAGACGAGGTAGATATAAAGGGATTTATCTTTGGTGCAAGGCTGATTTAGGCACTTGTCGTGTTAAACCAATGTTTGCTACTACGTATACTTATGAATTAGTTCAAATAAATAATTTAAAAATAGAAACTGTTGATTAGTTTTAAGGAGATTTAATTATGTCTAAAAAAATTGAAAATGAAAGTAAAACTACTTGGTCAAAGACCTCTTATGGTGAGATTGAATATGAAATGTCAAAAGAGCTTGCTAAGCAAATTCTTGCCACTCGTAAAGGGGCAGACTAGAATATGCATCCACAGGAGTACCTTAAAAAAGTAGTTAATGAAGAATTTGGTTTGAAAGGATATTGCTCTAATGTAATTGTTCTTTCATGATTACATATAATAAGAAAGAAGTTCGCTCTAAACTTCATATAGATGATATATTTTCTTTATTAGAAGAGTGGGGCGGCGAACCTGGATATACGGAATTTGGCATATTGAGTTCAACAATATGCCATAACCCGCCAGGAGAAGGTAGTAGAAAATTATATTATTATTAGAATACAGATTTATTTACTTGTTATTCTGGATGCCCCGAAAAAAGTTTTGATATATTTGAATTACTTATTAAAGTAGCAAAAATTCAATGGAATAAAGAATATGATTTAAACGATGCTGTCCGATATATTGCTATTAGATTTGGTCTTGCTGGATATGCGGAATTAGATGAACAAGACAGTTTATTAGATTGGAAAACATTTGATGCTTATGATCGCATTACAAAATTAGAAATAAAAAATTATCATGTTAATTTAAAACCATATGATAGTAGTATTTTACAAAATTTAAATTATAAAGTAAAATTAAAACCATGGGAAGATGAAGGTATTAGTGATACTATTTTAGAGCATGCCCGCATTGGGTATTTCCCACCGACTGGACAGATTACTATACCGCATTATGATAAAGATAATAATTTTATAGGATTGCGTGGCAGAACCCTTGTTAAAGAAGATGCTGAAAAATATGGTAAATATAGACCAATGGTTATTGGGCGCAAACAATATAGTCATCCTCTTGGTATGAATTTATATAATTTAAATAATAGTAAAAACAATATTAAGGATAGTGGTATAGCGATTGTTTTTGAGGGAGAAAAAAGTACACTCCTGTACTAGTCTTATTTTGGATTAGATAATGATATTTCTGTTGCTTGTTGCGGTTCTAGCATTTCGGCATATCAGGTTCAATTACTTTTAGATGCTGGGGCAAAAGAAATGGTAATTGCTTTTGATAGACAATGGCAAGAAAAGTTTGATGAAGAATATAAACATTGGACTCATAATTTAGAAAAATTAAATGAACGATTTAAAAATTATATAGATGTAAGTATTATTTATGATAGAAATATGCTAACAGGATATAAGATGGCACCTATAGACTGTGGCTTAGATATTTTTATGAAATTATGGAAAGAAAGGATTAAATTATGATAGGAATTATTTGGGTTCCATCAAATAAATATTAGGATGGGTTTGAGTAGTTATGTTCTATCATTGATAAATATGAAAATTATGCTCATATTAAACGATGTAAAAATAGACGAACTAAAGATTCGGCTTAGGTATAGTTTGAGAATGGAGATATTTGGAAATTAACAAAAGTAGCTTATGGACGAGGTTATCGTTGTAATATATCATATATTCATCGTGATATATGTCAAGAAGATATTGATTATAGAATTTTACCATCAACTACACTCTTACCTTATAATGCTACACATTATTTTGGACATTATCCAGAACTAGTTACAGAAGAAATTGAAAAAGAAAATGTTGAATGGGCAGAGCAAATATGGAATAATACAGAAATTCAATAAAGAAAGAGTAAGATTATGACAGGTATAATTTATTATTAGTCTTGGTGTAAAGGCTTAGAACATTTCAAAAAAGTATTAAAAGCATATGATGACATTGGTATTCATACAATATCATTAAATAGTTTAAAATATTCTCTTAATAATTGTTCAGTAAAATTAGATAATGGAGATTATTGGCGAACTGTACGTTGCGGAGACAACGCTCGTGGATATAGATGGGATAATGCTCATATTGAAGATAATATTTCAACTGATGATATTCATAAATATATTTTACCATATGGGCCTAACCATAATCATATAACATATTATTAAGAAAGAGTTGATATATATTTGGAATATAGATTAATATCTCCAAGAAGAGATAATACTACTTTATTAGAATAGATATTATTTAATAGAGGATTTTTTGATAGAGATGATATATTGCATTATTTATCAGTTGATGAAACTGATTTATTGAATCCATTATTACTAGATAATATGAAAGAAGGAGCTATGCTTTTAACTAAACATATTTCTATGAATAATGATGCTATTTTAATTATTGATGCCGATTGCGATGGCTATTGTTCAGGAGCAATTTTTCTTAATTATTTCAATAGATTATTCCCGGCTTGGGTATAGAATCATATTTATTATAAGACTCATGAAGGAAAATAGCATGGATTAAATGATTAGGACATTAATGAATATATAGAAAAAAATATTAAATTAGTTATTGTGCCTGATGCAGCAAGTAATGATATTGTTGAGCATTATCAATTATCTTCTCATGGTATTGATTGTTTAATTTTAGATCATCATGAAGCAGACCAGGGATATTCCCAATGGGCTACAGTTATTAATAATTAGTTATCTGATAATTACTGGAATAAGGCTTTGTGCGGAGCAGGCATTGTATATAAGTTTTGTTGTTATTTTGATAAAATAATGGGAACTAACTATGCTATTGAATATGAAGATTTAACGGCATTAGCAAATATTGCTGATATGATGGATACCCGTAATTTTGAAACGCATTATATTATTAAAGATGGATTACAACGCATAAGAAATCCATTTTTTGTTGAAATGATGAATAGACAAAAATTTTAGTTTGAAGGTGGAATAACTCCCATTGGAATTGCGTTTTATGTAGTTCCATACATAAATGCTATGACCCGTTCTGGAACAATGGAAGAAAAACTTTTAATGTTTGAAGCAATGTTAGAATGGAAAAGTGATTTAATGATACCTTCTACTAAAAGAGGATGTAAAGGATAGATAGAACCTCTTCATGAATAGGCTGGCAGAACTTGCATGAATGTAAAAAGTAGATAGAAACGTAGTCAAGACGCTAGTTTAGAATATGTAGAAAATACTATCCAAAGCTAGAATTTGCTTGAACATAAAATATTAATAGTACGAGTTCCAGAAGATATGGTTGATAAAAATCTTGCAGGATTAATCGCAAACTAGTTAGCATCAAAGTATGCGAGACCAACTTTAGTATTAAGAATTATAACAAATGAGAATGGTAATACTATTTATGCTGGTTCTGGCAGAAATTATGGGTAGTCGAAATTAGATGATTTTCGTTAGTTTTGTTTAGATACTGAACTAGTCATATTTGCTCAAGGACACCAGTCTGCTTTCGGTATTTCTATTTAGGCTGATAAATTTAATTAGTTTGTAGAGACTACAGATGAACTACTTAAAAATTTTGACTTTGCTCCTTGTTATAGAGTTGATTTAGAAGTAACCGCAGAAGAACTTACTGATTAGGAAGTATTTGCTATTGGTTCAAACGCCGATTTGTGGGGTCAAGGTATGGATGAACCATTAATTGCCATTACAGGAATTAAAATTGATAGTGATGGGATTAATTACATAGGATAGAATAAGGATACTTTAAAATTAACATTTCCTAATAGAAAAACTAATATGATTAAATTTCATATCAAAGAAGAAGATAAAGTATTATTAAACCCAAATGGTGGAACTTTAACATTGACTGCTATTGGAAAATGTAGTTTAAATCATTATAATGGAAATGTAACTCCATAGATTTTATTAGAAGATTTTGAAATTACTAAACGGACACAATGGGATTTTTAAAATATGAAAGAAAATGATTTTTATACTATTAAAGAGACTCCTGTATTTTAGATATTTATAAATATTAATAATATTTCTAATTTAAAGTGTTATGAACCACATAATACAATTTATAATTTAGATGCTGGGATTATTGAATGTTCTGCTAAACACTCAATTTCTTCAGATCGAAAAACTAATAAAGAAGTTAGCACTTACATTTTAAAAATGGCTTATCTTCCAGAGCATTTTATTGAAGACGTATCATTTTTTGGAATATGGGATAAGATTTTAATTAAAGAATATCACAAGACCTTTAAACATGCAATAAATAAATTAGAAGAGGAAAATAAATTTTACAATATTATTTTTCCTACAATAGAGATAGAAGAATATTACAATACGTCTGGTGACACAGAATATAAAATTATTATTACCGGCAGAAAAGAGGTAAGTAATAAAACTTCATTTATTGAGAATATAGATTCTT